ATTTGATGGATTGTTTATTCTGCCCGCTAGAGTGTATCCATTATAAAATTGATCACCAATACCAATACCATATGAGTTCATGGTTGCAATATTTCTGTATTTTATATTTGCTATCATAATGCTAACTAAAGTATTTCCAACATTCAAAAATCCGGCAAAATACCACCACTCAATCGGAAAATATGATTGTATACCCATTGCACTTGGCATTGACATAAAATATGATAAGTGACCATCATTTGTTTCCATATGAATAGCATTTGCTGCAATGGCAAATAGCAAGATGGTAAGAATTTTATACATTAACATGTACTCTTTTTAATAGAACAATCACACCAAATTGATTATATTTCATTTTTAATTTAGATGATCGGTGGAATGAAATACAAGAAATGCAGTCAACCCAACACTGACATCAACCAATAATGGAATCCATGCATTTTCATTTTGTGTGATTGCCATATATGCAAAACTAAAATAAAGTATTGCATGAATGGGTCTCAAATCATTCCACCAAATTTTATCACCAAATACCTCTCCACCTGTTTGACGACTGCCCGAAATCCAAAAATATAAAAATCCAGCAGCTGGAACAAGTGCCAGATAACCCATTATTGGAAGATATTCAATATGATATTTGGCAATCAGTACAAATAATGTTCTAATCAGTATGCAACCACAAAGAAATAATAAAAATCTTTTTTGAATATTGTTCATTGTATAAAGTCATTTTAGAGAATAAATATTTACCGTGACTTATGTACAATATTATTTATTTTAAAAATATAATGTCTGATCTAATTGATTCAGCTAAGTATAAAACAATATTACTTCCAACATCAACTGATTTTCGAGGAAAATATGCAATATATGATAAACTTACTGTTTCCAGCCATCAAATAGTATTTACACTATCATAGTTGTCAATAAAAATTGATGATTTAGTTGCATTATATACAGTATCATAATATTTTAGCATTCTGAATATGCAGCATAGTTATGAGTTATTCAATACACCAATATTTATTGATCCTATAATAGCTGGTGTTATCATTATGCTTACTGTTTTTATTTTTGCATATTCACTGATGAATTCTGAGACAGAAAGTAATCACGATTTGACTGATACAAAAAACAATAATGACTTAGCGGGAACAGAAAGTGAACGTGTCACAATTCCATACAATCTTCACACGGAAATGAGTCGACGTGAAAATGATACTGTTTCAAGTTTGCGTATTGATCGTAACAAAGCATTTCTTGTTCGAATTGATACTGTCGGTTCGAACAATTTTTTCAAGTCAATCAGAGAATTTGCAAAATCACTACATGATAAACCATATTCAATTGAATTTTCAAATGCTCTATTGCATACAGCATATGATCTGGTTGAACATTATCATGCATCATCTGCTTATGTTTGTGGAGGGGAAATTATTTTGTTCTTTCCAGCCATATCTGCAAACTCATCATCACAAAATGATCATGTATATTGTGGCAGGGTAGCACGCATTCTATCAGCCGTTGCAAGTGCCACAGCTGTCAAATTTATGAAACGCATTTCTGAACAATTTTCTGAATTTGATGCATCAAAATATAATGTACCATCTAATGAAGAATGCACATTTATTACAAGCATTGCCAGCTTCTCAAATGACGAATTGTCGGAGATGGTAAAATACATTGTGTGGCGGGGTGCAGGTGTTTTGCCAATTAGTTACAAGTCACTGTATGGAAATTATTATTTTGAAAAGGGTGCTTTGTCTGTCATGACAGAATCAGAAAGGGATGAAACATTTGATCTTATGGGTATTACCTTTGATGATGTTGAAGATATTATCAAATATGGATTGTTCATTCGTGGTCCTAAACTATTTTCAATCACCAATTTGGAAATTTCACTAACTATGGATCCAGAACATTCATCAAATTTGGCCAAATATTTGCTCTCAAAAAAAAATACTTTTGGACTCAAAAAAATATACAATTGTCACATGCATGCAGTTGCAACAGATTAATTTTATAAAAATTGATATTATATATTTTCTATACAATATCAATGATACATATACATATTTACATTAGCTATGGCACAAATAACCACTAATACAAATTTGAATTGGTTAGTTGCTCCATTGTCCGGTATAATAGAAGTCTCATGTACCCATTGGCTTGACCGAATAAAAACAAAAATGCAGGAACATAGTTTAACAGGTCAAAATGCATCATTTTCACATGCTATTAAGACAATTCATGGAGAAGGAATCACAAAATTCTATACAGGATATGTTCCAAGACTCTGTGGTATTGTTCCAATGAGATTTGTTTACTGGGGCACAATGAGAACAATGCATGATAAGTTAAAAGGTCAATCAGACACAATTAAACTTTTTGTAACTCCAATTGTTGTGGGAACTGCACAGACCATTATTGACAATCCAATAGAAGTATTGAAAGTAAGACAGATGACAGGTGAAACACACACAGCGATTAATAATATAACAAAAGGGTTTACAGCAACATTATACAGAAATATATTATTTGCATTGCCAGTTACATATTTTGTTAGAACATATGGACATGATCATCCCTTTCTTGCTGGTGCAATAGGTGGAGCTGTTGGTAGTATTATATCTCAACCGTTTGATGTGGCAAAAACTGAATTACAGAGATATCATACAAGCACTAATCATAGATCAATGTTTGGCATTATGAAGATAATTGCTCAACATCATCCAAAAGGATTAATGTCAGGTGTTGTAATGAGAAGTACACTTGGATTTGCAAATATGGGTATTGGTTTTTTTACATTCAGTCATATTTATCATTTTTTGGAACTAATGATTTATTAGATAATAGACATTAGATTATATTTTTTTGTATGACATGGAATCCCTTTAACATCCTTTATTTCTTTCTATAGAGATATCACATTAGAATTGTTAAAATTGATAACATGGCACACTTTAAGAATTTAATGGTTTCAAGTTCATTAATGGATCATACTATATATGAAAACAAAAAAAATTGCATCGGGATTGATCAGATAAAAGAAATAACAAAATACTTATTAAAACAGAAGGAATATGTTGATGAAAATAATAAATATACAGATTTATTACAAAATGTGATTTATGCAATCGAAAAGTCATTTGTATTGGATACACATGCAAAAATACACTTTCAACAGTTTATAGCAACAGTTGGAGCAAAAACAACACATTTTATTCAAATGCCAAAAGAATCACCCTCATTTTGGCATCTTCAAAAAACTCATTTTAACCCAAATAATTTTTCCAATTTGACATCAGTTGATATATGTATTGTGGGATTAGGATTAACTGGAATATCTGCTGCATATCATTTGATGGATTTGGCAAAAACAAAAAAAATAGTGATATTAGAGGCTGAATATCCTGGAGCATATTCAAGTGGTAGAAATGGTGGAAATTTCCAACTGTTTCCCGAGTTTGCCACACATATTAAAAATGAACTGATTGATAAAAAAATGAGTATGTTAAAGAAAAAATATGCCGATATTGACACAAAAACACTTTCTAAAATGGCACATGATCATGCAAAATTATTATTATCATTCACGCACAATAATTATGTACGAATGCGAAATATTGTGGAACACAACAATGTCAATTGTGATTATTCACCAGCAGGTTGGTTAAGATTGGCATCGTCACAGGACGAAGATGAATTATTAAAGAACGAGACAGAATGGTTAACTAGCGTGTATGATAAATCAATTGTATCCCTTCTGACCAAAGAAGAAATAAAAGATATGTTTAATTTTGATACAGAATTTTGTGCACGATTAGTCAAACATAGTGGTAATTATGATCCTATTAAATTTATTTATGAATTGCTCAATATTGTCCAAAAAAATGGCATTGAATTATATACCAATACAAAAGTTCTTTCAATTAAAGATTGTGATGATATTACAGTTTTGACTTCTAATGGATCTATTAGAACTAAAAAAATAATATTTGCTACAAATGTTTTTACACCTGAAATATTTCCAGAACTAAAAGATAAAATAAAATGTGTTGCATCTCAAATTATGAATCTGGAACATGTAGAAAATAATTTACGCGGCACAACATGTACAGAAAAAATGGGAAGAGCATACTATAATTTTCCAATATCAACACAATATAATACAAATTTAAAATCTTATGGTATGTTACATTTTGGTTATGATTTTGAATTGACAGATGATATACCTGATCCCAGACATATTAAACCATCAGTCAAAATATATGATGAAATGAAAGAAATTACAAATTCAAGATATCCTACCACAAATAAGCAACCACCAAGTAGAGTATGGACAGGTGCATTAGCATTTACACCTGATACTGTGCCTATTATTAGTTTTGGCAAATCAACTAATATTGTTATTATAGCAGGATTTCAAGGATTTGGTGGAAGTTTTTGTATTGAAGCTGGATATATAGGTTCTGAAATGATAAAAACTAGTCAATATATTGATACAGCACCGGAAACTTTATTTGGCATAAATAGATTTGAATAATAAATATGTTACAATTAGTCATTATAATAACATATTTTATATGCGCAATAATAATATATTAAAAAGTAAAATTAATAAAATGGCAAATGAAAATGCAAAATTAATTGCCGAAAATGCAAGATTAACAGCTGACAATATTAGATTATTGGCTGAAAATGCGAGGCTAACAAATGAAAATAGAACATTATCGACTGACAATAATAAATTATCATCAGATGTCACCAAATTGTCACAGGATAATACAATTCTCAAACGAGAAGTTGCAAGATTAAGCACTAGTAATTTAAAAAAAGAAAATGATATTTTGGTTGCAAAAACTGCAAGTTTAACAGATGAAAACAATAGACTAAAACAACTTTTTGCATATGTTAAAACTATTGCAATATCAAGAAGATCTAGTCTAAAAATTATGAAAGATAATGTTGTTGCCAAAATTACAAATATTATGAAATAATATTAATGATTGCAATGCAAGATTGTCATAGGGTAAATATAATTTTATTATAAACCAAATGTTGTGTCTTGATGATTTTTGTTAAAAAGACACGTATACCGATCACATAGAACAATAAAATAGATCATTAAAATAATGACATCATGATAATCAATATGAACTAATATTTGTTCTTATTTTTTTTTATTTATTCATTTATTCATTTTTATTGGTTTATGTGATAGGATACTAATGATCATATAAACCACCAATGATAAAATAAAAATGCTTAATAATCTATCACACAATTATTACATGCATTAAAATAATATTGATAAAAATTGAAAAATCGAACCGCCAGAAAGTCTCAATGCGGAGCTATATATATTAGCTGGTTTCCGCGTTCATCCATTAGGAAGAACTAAGTTACCCTTAACATCCCATGAGCTCTTCACTGAGTTCACTCCCGACGGGTACCGATGACGGTGCAATGGGGCCTACTT